GCAAAGCCACCAGAAGCCCACGAGCCGGTTGCCGTTTGCGTCACCAGAGTGATTGCTACCGGTGCGCTACGGTTTCGGACGTAGTAAGCAGATAAGCCAGATGTCGCAAAGGTTAGACCTGTAGCACCAAGGTAGAGTTCGATGGACTGGGATGTGCTACCGGGAGCGATTGTAATCGTAGACGCGTTGCGCTCGGTCGGATTGTATTGACCTGCTATTGTTGCGGTTGTGTTATTGTAGGAACCTATGTTCGGAGTACCTCCCGCCCAAACGTCTCCGTAGAAGTCCGTAGCCGGTGTACCAGTCGATGAACCAGTAGCGTAGGAATAGAGTCCGTTCGCGCTAAACCAGTCGTACTGTGTCATTCCCCATATACGCCAAATACCTGTATTGAATGGCACATATGGATTTGTGAAATTGTTAGACTGGACTATTGCCGCCTGAAGACTAAAACTATATGCAACATTATTAGTCACGGTACAGTTTGCAGTACCAGCGGTTACATTGATAGTTTGACCAGCATTAGTTACATTATTTCTGATTGTAACTAAAGATTTTCCTGCTCCTTGACCGAAATTAATCCCGAAGCCTGTGTTATTCAAAAAGGTAAATGTACTACCTTGATATGTTCCGGGGCCGTTTATACTAAAATTAGCATTTGAACCACCAACGCATACACATCTATCAACCGTTAAACCATAAACGTAATCTTGCGTAGCAGGACTATTTTTGCCGGGGTTGTTTTCAACAAAACACCCACCATTAGCCATTGATACAAAATGACATTGTTGAAAAAGATAATTTTTAGTAAGTCCGTTTACTGTCGTGTCCGCAGACGAAACCGCAGAATCTAACCCACTATTCATAAATAGACATTTGCGCCATTTTATTTCAACGCAATTAATCATGTAGAACAAAGACCTGTTCGTACCAGTTTCAAATATTAGGTTTTCAAAGTTTAGATAATCTTTACTGGTCATCAAAATCAAATACTGATTGACGTTTGATGCTCCTGTATCACTTATCAATCTAGTCGTAATCAAAACACGACCGGCTGTAATACCGCTAAACTGTGACGCTGTAGGGTTGCCATACACAAATGTTGGAGCCGTATAAGTGCCACCTACCGTAATTTGTACGGGTTGGCGATAATCACCGGGGGCAATGTAAAGCGTATCCCCTGAACCTATACCGGTTGCACCAAGTGCTTTAGTTATACTTTGCCACGCTTGATTTGTTGCTGGTCCTAAACCAGTATTTAAATCGTTACCGTCCGTACGGACATAATAAATTGCCATATTATTCAGCCGTTCCCGCTACAATTTCAGCCGCAATGTAGGTCATAAACTGTTGAACCACGTTCAACTGAAACTGTTCATCCTGCTGTACATACCAAGCAAAAACATCCGTTCCATCAGGTCCAAAGTCTGCAATCTTGTGAAACTGATAATCAAGGATGTCACCCTTGATGTTGTAGTTGCCGGGTGAGTTTTCAAGAGCGGTAATGATAATGTCTCGAAAGTTCATTTGCCCACCTTCAGGCTGTTCGCCTGCACACCCTTAAAAGGCATCGTGAGGAAGCCCAGCGCAGCACTCATCGCAGCAGAGACACCAGCCGCAACAGCCTTAGACCCGTACAGTGCCATCACTTCTTCACCCGCCTTGCATCAATGGCAAGCATGACCACATCACGTACCTTTTCAAGGTCGGATGTAGACAAGAAGTTGATGTTATCAATAATCTGATTGACTACAAACATCTCACCAAAAGGTATTCGCACCTCTGGTAATCCAGTCTTCTTCTTTAATATTTTACTTAGCCAGCTCATACTTTTCCTCCTGATAATTGTTTGATCGTCTTCTCGATGAACGCATTGGCTAATTGTACAGAACGGAGACCTAACGTTCCGATTAGGAATGATAATCCAACCATCTCACCAGGTGATGACCAACCTAGTTTCTTGGCAACAATAGGCGTGAGGTATACAGCAGAGAAAGCACCTGCTAGCACAGTAAGTATTCCTTGCAGTATTGATTTGACTTTAGGCCAGTCAGTACCGATGATTGCACCGATGAAACCGGCAAGAAGTTCGTTCATATCAATATGTATCTTATCCATTGATGTCCCTCGTCGTTTCACTGACTTTTTTCACCTCCGGTAGTTTGGCTGAAAACACTGGTAGGTTGCTATCTTGTCGCATGAAGAAGGCAATCAACGCAGTGGTCATAGCGGGTATACCAGCACGGAGTCCTTCAATGCCAGAAATCAATAAGGCTTTAGTTACCGTGCCGTAGGTTGCGTTGTCTGCAATGTGTAGTTGCTTCCACGCAGAATCAAATTCTGGAGCTGCGCTAGCCATGAAGGATGCTAACGCTATAAGAATAAGACGTCCCCACGCTACGTTCATTATCCTTGCCCTATCACTGGAGGTATTGCAAATGGACCACCGGCTGTTTTAAGACCAGCGTCTAATTGTAGATACAGTTTTGCTCGACCTTCGTTGTACCAATTACGCCAAGATAATCGATCAACTAATGTTGGGTCATCAATGTTTTTAAGTATAAGCTTTACGGCAGCGTATGCCGGAACAGTTTGCCTTAGTAAGTCATCTGGTATGAACGAATATGACTTAAGGTCATCCGTTCCTGCAATGCCAGTTAGATCTACGTTAGGGACTCCATATCCATATACGGTAGCAGTCATAGACGATGTTGAATTGTATGGGTAAAGGCTAATAGCGTAATTATCTTGCCTGTACCAATACTGGACGTTTGCTGCAGATGTTGTTACGGCACTGGCATATGTAAGGTCGTTAGCACGAACACTAGATTCACTAGCGTGAACGAGTCGTGTGCTACCAATGTAAACGTCCGTAGGGAACCATATAGCCCCCAACGTGGGGCTTGTTACAGTTACTGCACTCATGTATCCAGTGCGAGTGTTAGTGCTGAATCCTAGCGTTCCTACAGCAGGGACGACAACGCACGTACGACACATCTCAGCAATGGCTTCCATAAGGAACTGGTTGATAGTTGCGTCACTATCATTACCAGCGGCAATAGTGCCTGTTCCACTACTTACTGCACCAAGAGTAGTGTTAGTTGCTTCATTTAATAATTTGAAAACTTCTTTACGAAGTTGTGCAATTGTCTGAGCCATTAGACTGGTCTCCTTGCGTATGAAGCAGCAAACGACTCAACCATTCCAAGTCGATCAGTATATTGGGCCTGGTACAACTGAAATCCTTCAACGTCTTTGGATTGCATAGCGCGTTGCGCCAGGACACCATAAACCAAGCAGTCGTGAGCAATATCCGGAAGTGGACATTCAGCATCATCGTTCATTGGTAGTGCGACGCCATTGACATCGTATTGCCAGTAATCACCAGGGATGGCATACCCTTCAAGCATCAACCCTTGAGTAATGATAGCCGCCGGTGGTGGATACACGGACACCTTATTCATACCGGTAAACACGGCTATAGTTGGGAATGCAGATGATCCGTCATTGCGGACCATATCAACCTTACGGTTGTAAGCGTCTAGGATGCGCATACGTTGCCAGTCACCGCCGGTGTTTTTAACCTGGACGTTACGTACGCGATAGATATCAGGAGCGCAGTACTCTGATGTATCAGCAGCCAGATCAAGATACCTTCTGCCTGTAAAGCAGTCAGTTGACCTGGCTATCTGATTAGTTACTTCTAAAATGAGGAGGTCAAGACCAAACGGATCCTGATCGGAATCAGAACCAAAGTAGTGCCGCCCAAGAAGACGGATACGGCGTTTGATCTCACCTCTAGTCATTAGGAGTAACTTCCATCCTTACCAGAAACAATGTCACAGCGAATCAATGCTGTCGGGTTTACACCAGATGGGAATGTAGGCGTGACCCTTCCGCGAATATATCTGTAGTTATCTTGAACAGCGCCATAAAGGTCAACATATCCAGAGATGCTGTTTACTGGCATATAAAATTCACCGCCAGCCAAACAAGGCTGAACGATAAACGATGCACCACTTGTAATTGCGGCTCCTGTGACAAAGTTAGCACCACCAAGAGTATTACTAATAGTGATAGTAACTCCAGTAAATGTTGATGTAACGGAAGTTACAAAGAATTTCTGGATGTTATTAGCACCTGTAATAATAGGTGGAACTGCTGTATCAATAGCCGCTGTAGCAGCGTTAGTACCAGCCGCGGCTGTTCCAGTCCAATACACAAGTTCACCAACTGCAAAGTTTACTTGGTTTGACAAGTACTTTGTTAGCACCGAGGTTCCAGTTGCCGTTGGAACAATAGGCGCACCACCAGGAGTTGCAGATAACTGAACGGTGGCTGTTGATGTTGCCGACCCAGCAGATGCTTGTGTTGGGGTCATACTTACAACATAGTATGGAGTTGATGTCGTAAATGGAAGGCGTTCAGTTGTAAAGTACAACGCATCACCAATACTACATACTGGAGCAGCCGTTATATTAATTGATCCGGTAGTAACAGTTGCGGTACTAGTAACTGTTGGATACACAAAAATCAATGGTGCAGTTGTACCAGATGTTGAAAATGTCGTTACGTTATGTGTTTTAAACGCAGTCATATCTGGCGGACTCAATGCAACTTGTTGCCAAGTCGTGCCATCTTTTGTGTATTCCAAAGCAAACAAAAAGTTTGATGCCGTAGCTGCTTGTGGAAGGTTTGCATATGTTGGCTGAGACATCATAAAACGCATAAACAGGTTGTTATGAGTACCTGTTTGCCCAAATGGTTCAAGGCTAACAGGTGCACTGTAATACGCTGTTGCTGAAGCTAAAGCTGATGTGCCAGCATTTAAAACTCCGAGAGTCTGAAGAAGGGCATCTTTTGCCATAGTATTCCTTTCAAAAAAGAGAGAGGGTTTCCCCTCTCCCTTGTGTTAGATAGAGCCGTCTTTTGCATTGACAATAGCAGCTGTTACAGTACCTGAAAAAGTATGTCCTGATCCAGCTCCGAATGCTCTACAACATAGTCGCACACGGAAGAAGCGATAGTTGTCCTCAGAAACAGCAGTTCCTTGAGCACCACGAGGGTCGGATGCTCCGGTAATTGCAAACTGAGTACTCACAACTCCTGCTGGAGCGTACAGCGGTACAAACATCTGGTGAGAACTATCACCAGAAATTGCATTTGCTGATGCATATGATGTTCTGAATGCATTAACGTCAACAGGAAGAGTGGAAATAACACTGTAGTTAGTACCATCTTTACTTGCTTCTAAAACTGGATTGAATGTCCAGTATGTAGTTGTGTCTCCTGACGTAGATGCCACAGCAGTAACGTTTACGTTGACTTTTGCGAACATTTCGGATCTGTTGTTATGACCACCGATAACACCAAGGTCAATAACAGTACCAATAAGTCCAGCCGCTGGCCCGGTAACGTAACTACCTGTGTAGGTAGGTACAGGAATTGCAACTTGTGCAGAGTAAGTTGCAGTACCAAACCTGAGAAGATAATCTTGTGCCATTGGTTATTCCTTATGCAACCTTGATGTTGAACACACGGCCCACAGCACGTACGTGAGGAGTCCAAAGACCAACACCCCAGTCAAATACAATGTTGTGCAGAACGCCGTTTTCCTTGGAAAGACCGAGGTACGTTTGTTTGAATGGGCCAGACTGCCATCCTGTTGCATAGCCGGAGCCATAACGAGCAGCATAGATGGATTCAAGACCAGACGCAGCCGAGGTTTCAACACCAGCTGCGGTTTCGTTTCCAAGTACGTGAGTAATACCATCTGCGCGACGACCGACAGAACGGACGGTTGCAGCCTTGTATTTTTCCACTGGGCGATCAAAGGAATCCTTCGTAATGTCGAAGCCTGCGCCTATCCCCATATTCCTGATAGCCCACTCAATACGACGCTTAAGACGCTCTGAAACGTACAAGACAACGCCATCTCCGTCAGGACTGTTCATATTGTCCATCAACTGCTGAATAAACAGCATCAAGTTGTTGGCAACAATACTAGCGGATGTCGTAGTAGTAAGGTCTACACCACCAGCGTTGACCGACATTTCAGCAGGAATATCGAACTGATCTGGGTTACTCAAACGGTAACGAAGGCCAGGAAAACAATCCGCGTCGCCAGTAGCGGCCGTCGGATCGTTGTTTATGAATTTCGTATTGAAATCATAAGCAAACGATTCCATAAAAATCTGAACCTGTGCTTCAATTGGATCAACAATGTTGTTAGGCTGATCAAGAAGTACGTGGTCAACCTGGATCTTGTTACGAACAAGATACATAGATTCTTCGTACTGCTTTGGCTTACCCTTGGAAACCGTTGGTTCCTCGTTGACCGTTGCCCAGTTGATGGTCGGAAGCGAACCTGTCTGGTTCGTAAACCGAACGCCAACCTGACGAAGCGATGGCGACGTAGTCAAAGGAATGTCCTTAAGAGCATTCCAGGTTTTGTGAAGAGCCTTCGTAATTTCTTTTACGAGAGGGTCGTTGGAGATGATTGCCTGATCGGCAAGAGTAAGAGCCTGTGTATCAAGCAGGACTGCACCGGATGCGATTGCCATTGTATTCTATTCCTTATAGAGTTCCACGGCCTCGAGTGATTCCCAGAAGAGAACCGAGACTTGTACGACCTTGCCCGTTGCCACCTCCGGTTGGAGCCATCCTTGCGGCTTGACCGTTACCCATTGGTTGTGGGGCGCGTTTTGTCTGGTTCATACGACTTGCAATCTCAGGAGCCAAAGACTGTGCGATTGTGCGCACCTGTTCGTGTACAGCTTGAGCGGCATCCATTGGGTCAAACCCTGCCTGAATCAAGTTGTCCACTAAACCGGGTGCACGTTGTGCCAGTGGAAATTGCTGTACAGCAGCATCACGCTGTTGCATCAACATATATCCCTGTACTTGAGACATCTGTTGCTCGTAGCGGTATTTGGCAATCTCTGCCTCTTGCTGCATTTGAGCGACAGCTGGATCAATAATCTGCGAATCGGCTAACTGTTGATATCGTTGACGAATTTGACTTTCATAAGCAGACTGTTGTTGCTGCTCCATGACTCGATCAATATCGTCAGCTGATTGATATCCTTGTTGTTCAAACTGTTCGATTACTCGACCCCAGCGGTTGAGTTTCGTTTCCAGTTCGTCAGCCGTTCGAGCACGTTCGTTTACTTCACGAAAGCGCTCATATGGAACAGGTTGTGGAGATGTAGGCTCCGCCTGATACTGGTCATAGTTATTCGATTGGACTCCAAGAATGTCATCTACAACATCCGTGTAATCTGGTTCCGAAGAATCATAACCACCATATTCCGCATCTTGACCTGCTTGCTCGCTTGTCGCCCATTGCGAGTTATCTTCGGGACCGGCGTTTTCCCGAATAAAGTCCGTTACTGCGTTACCTAACCCATTATCGCCAGAATCCACTGCTGGTGAATCAGTGGTTCGTGTCACCATCTCTTCAGGCATTAAAGAGTACTCCTTTATTTTAGCACACCGCTTTTTGTTGATTTACCACTTTGGGTGGTCGGTGTGTTGCGATCTGTTCCAGAGATCACATTGTTTGCAATGTCAGCAACGTGCTTCTGAGCGTATTGCTCACCAGCGGCTGCTACTTGTGCTTGTATTTTCATTAGGTCAGATTGAGTCTTGGCTTCTTGTAATGCCAATTGTTTTTGTAATTCAATCTGAGCTTTAGCTTGTTCCACTTCAGGATTAAACTGTTCTTGTTTAGCGGCAACCTGAGCTTGAAGTTCCTGTTGTTTCATCTGCATTGCTTGCTGTTGCATCTGCTCTTGCTTCATCTTTGTCATTTGCAGATTCTCTAAGATGTCAGATGTTTCTGGCAACTGAAGCATACGTACAGCCAATGCATTCGTATCGGCATCAGTTGGGTCACCGAACAGACCCATTTGTCGAAGCAATAGAATCTTCTGTAGTTTTTGCTCAGGCGTGTCCATCATAGAACTACCCGGTACATAGATAACACGGAACTTACCGCCGTTACGAATCTGGTCAAAGGTAATGACGCCCTGATGAATTTCGTTACGTGGATTAATCTGGTCATCAACAGAACCAATGAATGGAGTAATAGCGTATTGGTCAACCAGTGCAATTTCCCACTCTTTAATTTTACTGATAGAGATTTCAATGTCAGCTCTGATGTAACTATGCTGTGTGTTATCTGCACGTTGCAGTAATGTAACCGCTTCAGCAGGAGTGCCAGCCGGTGCTTGCCCTTGACTTACATCATGAAGACCAGCAATGTCTGCCATGTCTTTCTCAAGAGACTGCATAAACGGAATCAAGTCCTGAGAAATACCGGGTGCGCGCATAATTTGCGGTGGATTTGAACCACGGTCGTAGTAAACCTTACGGTAAATACGACTATTATCATCGAGGTCATCACCAGACTTATCAAACGCATCCGCACCTACTCGAGACAAACGCTCAATCATCAAGTAGTCTTTGTTTGTTTCAAACTGCTCTAACCAACGACTATAAATTCGGTTGTAGGTTTGTTGTAGTGGACAAAGGTCAAAGCAAAGACTATGACCATATGGTGTTCCACTACGTGGTTGCCAGCGGAGAGGAATGAATGGGAAGTCATCCTTTTTCTTGTATGGCCAATCGCCGGCGTACAACAGAGCTCGATTAGTACTTACGATATATCGACCGTTCTCATACTGAGCCGTTGGCTTTTCCCAGTATTCATATACGATTGCACAATGCTTGCGGCTATCAATGTTGTTTAGTCTCGCACTTGAAGGCTGAACCCATCCGTTACCAGATCCGTTAGCACCTTCAAGGTAAGCGTCCACATAGCCAGCATTCTGTCCAGCAATAGCATCTGGCTCTACTTGCTTACCGGATTCACCATAGTTATCAACAAACCAAGACAACGGTTTAATGCTTGCGTGAATCATCCAACGGACATCACCGTCGCGTTGTGCTGTCGGGTCAATCATCATATTGAAGCAAGGTACTATTTCTTCTTCAACATCTCCCAGCGGTAGAGATTCATAACCATTTACTGAGCCGTTGTCCATGCTCATTTTGGGGACAACAATCTCAGCGTTTGCTTTCCAGTAAACCTTTACAAAAGATGTACCTGTAATACACGCCCAGCGCACACGTTCTTTTGTTTGCGTTTCACGATCAAATTTTCTTGTGTAATGCCCTGCAATGAAGTTAGCTTCGTCAGCAGCTGCTTGGTCTTTTGGATTCTGTGATAGCGGAACAGCTCGTGCATCAGGAGCAACTTGAGTCAGTTTTCCGACAACACCATCAATGAGCGGTCGCATCTTATTAACGGTTACATAGCGGTTTGGTTCTGCCGGATTCTGAAGTTGAACAAGGTTACGAGTTTGACTATTAATGCGAAACCATTGACGGCCCTCAAAAAATGCCAACGCCTGTGCCCACTCAAGTTCCATTTCTTGCCGTGCACGATATGCAGTATCAAACTGTTCCTTGACGTAGTTGACTACTCTTACTGCTTCTTCAGGTTGTTCTTTTGGGTCAACTTCCCATTTGTTTTTGTCGTGATCAAGTGTAAGGTCATCTTTGTCCGTAAGGCGCAAATCACCAATGTCAAACGACCCTCGAGTTCCTTCATTGTCAGGAACCTTAAGAGCACTGATGCTCTGTTGAATCTCCGCCATACCGGGAGGATTCATAGGTACTGCTTCTGAACGGTTATACATACCGGATGCTAATGTGGGTTTCTTCTTACCAAATTTTGGGAATGGTATTGCCATTACAAGTACCTGTCATCCTTGCGTATAAACGCTTGTAATTCGTCATGCATTTGCCGCCACCAGCGTAATTCCCATGTTATTAATCCTAAAAACACGACAATACCTGACAACAATAGATAAAGAATAATATCACCGGACGTCATACGAACTTGTCCTCATCGTTATTACCGAGCCAATGCGGACGGTTTGATTTGGCATTTGTCTGAGGACATTGAACAGGATATTCACGCCACATAACACCATAACGAAGACTATCCAAAGCGTGGTCGCTTTTAGTGCCTGGATCGAGGTCTTCTGGGTCTTTCGGATTTGCCATAGCACCTTTTAATTCACGGATAAGATTTGGACATGCTCCACGTACTATGCGAAATCTTGGAATCATATTCCCGTCTTTCACACGACTTGCAACAAGCCATTCCTTTAATCGACGCCATCCAGCCTTACGGTCTTTTACGGCACGTACCGCTGGGAGTCCTCGTTTCCACCACACTTCTACAGGGTATTCACCTACCCTCTGATCAGTATTCTCCGGAGGAAAAGTGTTAGCGTAGTCAAACGCAATTGCTTCCAAACGTGTTTGCCATAACCCCTCGCGCATACCTTTTTTTACGGGTGTACCCCATCCACGTTTTTCTAATGCTTCGAGTAGTTTCATTGACTGATGAGACGAAACAAGTCCTGCCTCGTAGCATTCACCAATGACGTATACGTCTTCGTTTTCATCACTGGCGTAGATAAGACTAGCGGCTGGTGCACCTGTACCAAAGTCGTGACTAGCCCATATACGCCACCAAGGAGCCACGTCTACACTGTCAACAACGTGCCACGGCTTACCTTGTAAGTCGTATTCCTTGAAGTCCGGGAAGAACATTCCTCCTACGCCAACTTCGTGTTGGCACTCACGCAAGAAAGAGATAATGCCGTAGTCATCAATTTCACGTTGGCATACTTCTATGTTCTTGTGTGCCCACGTTGGTGTGCCACCTGTAATCTGATATCCAACACGACCGTCTTCACGTTCTATTGGCTCATATGTCAAGTCTTCAACAGCAGGAACGATAGGTGACTGGATACGGTTTTGTAACATATCTAACTCACCACTAAGTACTTGTGCCATTACGCTATTGGCATGAATCTTATTCTGTACAAATACAATCGCACAGTCAGTACTCTTAGCAGGAAGGATAGTTTGCGTTATTGTTGCTATCTTCTTTTCAACTCTATTGACGGAATCATCGAGTTCATCAATGTCGTCAAGAATAATAAAATCTGGTCGAAGGTGATCAAGCTTAACACCACGAGCGCCGGTATCAAGACCGAAAGCCAATACATTAAAGCCATTAGCAGTACGCAACTTACTTGCATTCCAGCCTTTAGAAAACCCATAACGGTTAAGTGCTCTTTCAATCCCGCAGCGTTCCATTGTGTGAGCAATGTCTGATACGTGTCTATCAGCCGCTTCCTGAGTTGAGCATACATAAAGAAGAAAACGGCGAGATCCTTTAACTGCAATGCGAGCTGCAATATGTTCCATTGTAGTGGACTTGCCACCGCCCCTAAACCAGCATTCAATTAGTGCAGGTGGTGGTGCACCGGCTGTTATACCTTCTGCCCAGTCCCACGCGCGTATGTGATGCACACCTAGTTCACTAGATGTTGCGTGTGGTGCATATGTTTTCAGCCAGTGTTTGTAATCCAATTGAGCTCCATCAATAGCAAACGCACGACCGGAATCATAGTCACCAGTTTCTATGACTTGACCTATTTGTTCTTCCAACGCTTCGAGAAGTGCAACTGACAACGGTTTGTCGGAACTCGTCAGATGTCTAAACTCTTTAGGTGTTGTTCGTTTGAGGTTGTTCGACATCGTCTACTATCTCTGCGTCCTGTATATCTTCAGTGGTGTCTTGCTTATGTTGCCGTAGTAGTTTGTTGATACCAGACTTAATTCCTGTCAGCTCATCTGAGTCACGAACATTTGTTTTGACGATTTCTACAATCTGCATAATCAACATAAACGCCTGATCAGCCTCTAGTGTATAAGCCTTTGTCTGCATCATGCGTTGCTCGGCTTCTACAAGGTCAGTACGGCGGTTGATTAGGTCAAGTACATCTTTACTGGCTGAGTACTCATCCAGTCTCTCCTTGAGCAAATCACCAATCTGTTCAAATGCATCTATGAAGTCAGGGGACCCTAGTTTTGACCTAGCAAGGTTATACGCTGATTCAATTTTGCGGTACTGCTCAATACCTACGCCTTCAGCCGCAGCTTCTGCACGTTGATCGAGTAGTGCAGTTACATACGCTGTATCGTCGCGTAGGCTAAATAGGTCTGGGTCATCACGGTAGGAATCAACCTTCTCAAGAAGTTCCTTACCTACCTTACTGAAGCGTTTGCGGTTAGCCTGAAAGAGATGACCTAGATAGCGTGGGGTTTCTGCCTTACGTAGATGTGCTCCACCGTGAGCCATGCAATACTCTTGACCTGATAGTGCTAACGCTCTACATCTACGCTTAGTTCCATCTTTATCAACTAAGGCACTACAGACAAGGGCTTCGCCATGAGGCGTCTTACGATAGACACGCCCATCTCGTTCAATGTAGTTGCCATTGACCTCTTGGATGTAATTCATACGTACAAGTATACAGGCATAAAAAAATGGGGCCGAAACCCCATTTCTTTTTTTAGTGTAAAGTTATTGCTTTACAAACTTACGCTGAATTTCTGCTGCCTTAGCACCCTTGCCGTAATTAGCTGTGCGATAGGCTTCAAGTGTGCGTTCACCACGACCAGCCGTCATGCCTTGCCTAGATGCATCGTTACGATTAATTGCACCAACAAGACCTTGCTCATTACCTTTAGCCTTAAGCAACGTATCTCCAGCAATCTTGCTATCAAAACGAGCCATGATTTTAGACTGGTCTTCAGAATCAAGTCCGTCTTTATTCATCTGACTACGAAGATAGTTTCGACCTGTGTCAATACCCTTACGAAGCGTAGCATCAAATGCAGAACCCAGATAAGACTCAGGGTCACGCATTGCTTTGCCCTGTGCACGACCTTGTCTACCCATGTCTGGAATTGAACCAGGTTGCTGAGGAGCCGGAGCTGATGGTCGTGCAGGAGCAGATGGAGTACGTGGTGTTGCTGCGGCAGCGGCAGGTGCTGGTGCAGGTCGTTCACGGTATGGAAACACTGCTTTAAGAAATTTTGCAGATGCTCCACCAGTGGCGTTTGACAACACCTCTTGTGTCATTCCATCTTTGATCATCTCAAGAGGGCTGATGTTACCAAGCATGTCGTTTACGCGATTATCACGTCCACCAACTCCATCTTTGTATGGAGCCTTATGGCCGTAACGAAGCATATCAATACCTGGTTCAAATGCTCCAAATATATCGCCAGCCTCTTTAGCTCCAGCCAAAGGAAGAATAGCTTTACCGCCAACAAATTTAGCCATTTTCCCCATAGGTGAGTTGCTTG